AGTTTGGGACACGGGCGGCAACATTCGCGGCAATGAAGCGTTCAACTTTTGGACAAAAGCACGCGATGGCGAAGAAACGCAAGGCACATTGGACTGGATAAAAGAGCGCGAGGCTTGGGCGGCTCGACATTTTGAAGATGGCGCACAGTTTAAGGATGCCGATTTACAGCCAAACAAGTCTAATATCGGCGGCGTAGTTGCTCAGATGAAGTGGGGTGTGATTGGCACACTTGGCGAGCAACGCATGAAAGACGCGATGCTTGAGTTGATAAAAAAACTCGAAGGCAAAAAAGATGAAGAACGTGCAATAAGTGATTTGAGCGATACTGTTCAAGAGGCTTTGAAAAATAAAGTCGAAGAACATAATGAAGAATATGGCGACGACCCGACTAAGCGTGCCACGCTTTCAATGCTTGCAGAATGTATGTTGAGAGGAATAGGGGCTTATAAATCCAACCCAGCGTCAGTCCGGCCTAGTGTTAGCTCTCCAGAGCAGTGGGGATACGCACGTTGCAACAGCCTGCTTTTCTGTTTACGCACTGGAAGATTTCAGGGTGGCAAACACGATACAGATTTGCTACCATTAGGTCACCCTCTGTCAACAAAGGATGAGGAAAGAGATATGGATACTATTGAAAAACGGCATATTCAGAACGTCGAGGAGACGGAAGACGCTTACATCATCACCTTTGGCAAGTCTATGCCAGAGACTGAGGAGCGTCCTTATCACGACGAAGACGAAGAAAAGGGCGATGATGAAAAAGATATGGAACGGCTAGACCGCACAGATATGGTCAAGCGTTCACATCGCTTTGAAGATGAGCGTTTTATCGATGAGGAAACCAGAATGGTTCGCGTTGGTGTTTCTAGTGAAGAACCAGTCGAGCGCGATTTCGGAATGGAAGTAATAGACCATTCACGGGAAAGCATGAACCTAGAGTTTTTAAATTCAGGCCGCGCACCTTTATTGCTTGACCACGATATGTCAAAGCAAATCGGCGTGGTTGAGAGAGTTGAGATGGATGAGGAAGCACGGCGTCTCCGTGCAATTGTCCGCTTTGGAAGAAGCGCAATGGCCTCAGAAGTCTTTGACGATGTTCGTGATGGAATCAGAGCGAACATTTCAGTCGGCTATCGTATTGATGGTCGCGTCGAGCGTGAGGAAGATATGGACGACATTGTTCGCGTCAGAACTACGCCGATGGAAATTTCGATTGTTTCAGTTCCGGCAGACCAGTCAAGTCTGGTTGGTGTTGGGCGGTCAGTTTCCGAACCTTTGCAACCCTCAGATGTTAAGGAGATAAAAATGTCTGATAATATTGAAACTCAAGGTATTGACCTTGATGCGGCGAAGGCTGAAGCTGTCAAAGCCGCACGGAAGAACGATAGCGAAATCCTCGCAATCGCTTCCAAACACAACAAGCGTGACCTCGCTGATGAGGCCATTCGCAACGGTCTGACTGTTGACCAATTCCGTGGTCAGCTTTTAGATTCAATCGGTGATGAAAAGCCGCTTGATACTCCTGCCGCAGTAATCGACGCACCTATTAAAGAAAAGCGTCAGTATTCACTCGGACGTATGGTTCAAGCACAAATCACTGGTGACTGGCGTAAAGCTGGCTTCGAGCGTGAAATCAACGACGAAATCAGCAAGCGTGTTGGTCGTGAAGCCGAGGGTGTATATGTCCCTGACTTTGCTTGGCAACAACGTGGTCCTCTCTCAACAGCCGCAACTGGCGGCTCTGGTTCAGAAGTTGTTTTTGATGACTTCGTACCAACCGAGCATCGCGGTGATATGTTCATCGAAGCACTCCGCGCACGTCAAGTGCTTGGCGGTTTGGGTACTACTTATATGTCTGGTCTGACCAGCCGTATTAAGATGCCAAAACTGGCAACAGGCGCAAATGCCGCTTTTGTTGAGGAACTTGCCGATGTTGCCGATGGTGCTGGCACAGATGGTGGCGTTACGCTCCAGCCACGCACAATGGGAAGCTTCGTGGATATGTCTCGACTCCTAATTTTGGAGAGTGTGCCAGCAATTGAGCAAATCATTCGTAACGACCTTCTCTCATCTGCCGCAGACCGTACCGAGTTCTATGCAATCAATGGTTCAGGTTCAGGCGGTCAGCCAACAGGTATTCTGAACACATCAGGAATCAACAATCTGGATATTTCATCCGGCACAGACGTTGACGCACTGACTTGGGCAGACATCATCGCATTGGTCAAATTGGTCGAGGAAGATAACGGCATCGTGAATCAAGAGGCCGCAGGCTTCTTATCACACCCTGCTGTTAAAGCTAAACTGGCCTCGACTGCTAAAGTATCCTCCACAGATAGCGTTCAAATCTTGGACGCACCTTGGAACGAGCTTTACGGTCAGCCGATTGCTTTTACAAGCAATGTGCCAACCACGCTTGACCCCGGCGATGGTGGCAACGACGCTTCTGCATTGGTATACGGCGATTTCAGCCAGCTTATCATTGCCAGCTTCGGTGCGCCTAGCTTGCTTGTTGACCCATATTCAAACTCTAAAGCAGGAACTGTTAGAATGGTTCTCCATGCTGAGTTGGATGTTGGTGTCCGCAATGCTGTTAGCTTTGCCAAAACTGACGAAGTAAGCATCGCTTAACTTAGGTAATTGGAATCGGTGGGGCTTAGTCCCCACCGTGACCTTTTAGGAATTATTATGAAAATTGAAATTTTAGAAAAATGCTTTATCGGAACTGGTGGAAACCTTATGGCTGGTGAAGTAGTTGAGATTGAAGACCGTATCGCTGAGAAACTTATCAATCGCGGTATGGCAAAAGCTAAAGTAAAAAAGGCCGCGCCAAAGAAAACAAATCGCGCCGTAAAGAGTTTAGAAACCCCAGAGGATGAATAATGGCTGTAGAGACCGCCACCGAACTTGCTGTGTTTTTTGAAACAGATGATTTTGGCGTTGCGGCTACATATACAAAGCAAGGCGGTTCTCCTGCCACAGTAAATGGGATATTTGATAATGAGTTCTTCGAGGTTGAAACAGGTGGTGAGGTTGCTGTTGCAATGGAGCAACCGCGCTTTGCTTGTCGCACATCAGATGTATCAACAGCCTCCGAAGGAGATAGCATTACTATTAACTCTATTGCTTACACTGTTCGAGTGGTTCAAAGCGATGGCACTGGCGTCACTGTCTTGGTGCTGGAGGAAAATTAGTGGCGCATGTAAGAAAATCTATAAGAGATAATATTAAAACCACATTGACTGGTCTTACAACGACTGGCACGAATGTATTCCAGACACGGTTTTATCCTCTTGCTGAAGCTAAACTTCCTGCGCTTGCAATCTACACAAAGTCAGAGGTGACCGAATACGGAACTATTCACACACCTCGCACACAAATCCGCACTCTGGATGTTACTGTTGAGGCTTATGTTTCAGGTAATACGAATGTCGATAACACTCTGGATACGATTTCTAAAGAAGTTGAGGAGGCACTCTATACCGACCTGACTCGCGGTGGTAATGCAAAAGAGACAAAGGTTATTTCATTTGATGCTGATTTTTCTGGTGATGGTGAGAACCCTGTTGGAATTGGACGCTTTGCAATTGAAGTGCTTTATGTTACTCTCGAAAACGACGTAGAAACGGCGGTTTGATATGAAACGTGTGAAACTGTATAAAGACGGAAATTCTATTATTTGTTGGGCTGACACTGCTAAAAAGCTGGAAGCTAACGGATGGTCGGCTGACGAGCCGAAAAAAGGGAAAAGTCAGAAGCCCAAAAAATCTGACACTGTTGCAACAGATATTAATGAGGTTTAACTATGGCAACTCACGCAGGTTCAGAAGGACTGGTAAAGGTCGGCGGCAATACACTTGCTGAAGTCCGTTCTTTTACTTTGGATATAACTGGCGATGTAATTGAAGACACAAGCATGGGTGACTCGTTTAGAAGTTATGTCGCTGGTCTTGGTTCATTCACAGCATCCGTGGAATGTTTCTTTGATGAAACCGATACAGCGCAAAACGCTCTAGACGTTGGTTCATCTTTGACGCTTGAACTGTACCCAGAGGGTGCAACATCTGGCGACACATATTTCACAGGAACTGTAATCGTTACTGGTAAAAGCGTTAATTCATCATTTGATGGAATGGTCGAGGTTTCATTTACCGCCACAGGTACTGGCGGAATAACTGAAACACAAGTTTAAATTAACTAGACTAAAGGTGGCACTATGTCTAAGTATGGCGATTTAATACGCAGTAAAATTGCGTCTGAACTTATTAAGGTTGAGATACCTGAATGGGGTGAGGACGATGAACCAATGGTGGTTTATACTAAAACTCTGACCTGTGGCGACTTTCAAAAGTTACAACGCAAGCATCCTGATTTTCTAAACAATCAAACCATTGAGGGTTTGGTTGATTTGATTATATTAAAAGCGATGGATGAAAACGGCGAGAAGGTTTTTGACGTTGGTGATAAGCCAGTATTCATGCGCTTGCCTCTTTCAAATGTTTCAGATGTCGCCGCAAAGATTATGGGCAATATATCGACTATTGAGGAACTGGAAAAAAACTAAGTAACGGTCAGCATTTATTTTTAATGTACGCAATTGCTGACCGATTGCATAAGACTGTTTCCGAAATAGAAGAAATGTCATATAATGAATTGCTTGGGTGGGTTGTTTATCTTGAGGCAATAAAAAATGGCTGACGAAAAATTAAGTATCCGAATTACCGCAATGGACAAAACGCGAAATGCGTTCCGTTCGGTTTCTGGTGGACTTAATAGAATTAAAAGGTCAGTCTTTTCTGTAAGAGGTGCGGTGGCTGGCCTTGCTGGCGCATTGGCACTAAAAGAGTTTTCTACACAAATTGATGATTTAGCAAAGCAGTCAGCGCGGTTGGGTATAACTGTTAATCAATTACAGACCTTACAATTTGCGGCAAGTCAATCAGGCACTGGCGCGGAAGAACTAAAAAAAGGTTTTGAGCGTTTCAATAAATCTATATCAGAGGCATCAACAGGCATCGGGACTGGAATAAAAGCCTTTGATGCGCTGGGGATTACGTTAAGCAATAACGATGGCAGTTTAAAATCCACCGACCATTTGCTTAATGAAGTTGCAAACGGCTTTACACAAATTGAAAACCCAGCCGATAAGGTTCGCATCGCAATGGATTTATTTGGTCGCGCTGGTGCTGGCATGGTCAATATGTTGCAGAATGGTTCGTCTAGTCTTCAGGCATTGCGTGACGATTTCAATGCAGTCACGATTGAACTTACAGGCGAACAGGCTCTGGCTGTCGAGGAGGCTAACGATAGGTTTGACAAGCTGTTTAGAGTTTTTAGTTCTTTAGGTCAGCAAATAACGGCTGTGCTATTACCAGCATTAGCATCGATTGGGACAGTTGTTTCAGGTGTCGTTCTGCTGGCTATATCAAAGACTGTTGAAGCAATTCGTGGTTTAGCAAATGTCGGCATTGAAATTATAAACTTTTTCAAAAGCGATGATTTAAATAAGTTTACATTTGGCGAAAGTCTACAGGCTGACATTGCAAGGATTAGGGAAAACCTAGATAAGACAATTGAGCCATCAAATGAATTAGGCAAGTCGGTTCAAGTCGTTGCTGAAGGTTTTGAGAGGCAGGAGACTGCATTACAAAAAGCCAATAAAAGTTTTGCCGATTATGCCGAAGCATCAAAGGATGTTGAGGCAAATCTACGAGGCGCGGCTTTTAAAGGTCTGCAAAAACTTGAAGACGGACTCACTGGAATTATTACTGGTACTATGAATGCCAAAGAAGCATTCAGGTCTATGGCGACCAGCATCATATCTGACCTCGCTAGGATATTTATTCAGAAACAAATAA